TCACGGCAACATCGCTCAGCTAGACAGGGAGGGAGTGCCAGATCAGGCATCGGGGTAACAATCTGCGGGCTAGTGCCAGCGGGAGGGGTAGAGTAGAGCAGCGATTGTGACCACTGGGCGCTGCCAACCAGCTCAATCAGGGTAGGAGTGGAAACCCCTGGTCAAGGCCAAGTGTACTACAAGACATCGCCTAACGCTAAACATGACAGCGCAGCGACCATGATGCATAGCAATCCAATTACCATTTCATTATTCATTTCATCCATCTCCATGTTTGGTTGCAATTTCTTGTCTGTAATCAGATATCACTTCATCAAAGCAACTGGGGTGATAAACCATATCGTCCCAGCTATCTTCCCAGGGTAAATCATCAGGTAAATTTAAAGGCATCCATTTTGCAGAATGCCATATCGGTTCATCGCAATACTCGCATTTATTCATCGAACACCCCCATCTTCCAAACCCTTAGCATCCGAACATCATCAACGATTTCTGCTCTGGTAGCTGGTTGCACTCCATTGGAATACATAGAAGATACAAATGATTTACCTGTATAAAAAGGCAACAACACTGAATCCCCCTCAGCCATTTCATTCATTAGCTTTTGCCATTTACCATGTCCCTTTACTTTTGAGGGAATCTTTATTCCTTTCTCAATTGTTATCTTCATTACCAGTTCTCCAGATCTGGCCTGTATTTCCAGAAGTCATCCATTATTTCATCGTGATTAAACAGCCGCTGAATATCTTTTGGAGGAGTAACTCCGTCCGCATAGATAGCCTCTATCTCAGTATACGGCGGCTCTTCTCTATTGCCCGGCTCGTAATACATTTCAACTACAACGCCTAGTGCTGGGTGTGACCAAGATACATTACTCATTGTTGCGTCCCTCATAAGTTTTCCAGCTAACTTCAACCTTTCACGAACATCATCTTCCACTTTATCAGGCTCCATTACTCTGCTGATAAACTCACCTTTCTCTCTAGTAATTAAGTATTCAATTGCTGACAAAGGACCATCTAATCCAGTAGCAAACCCATTCATCCAGCAAGTAACAGGGTCACGATCACCCCACATTTTTTTGTAACGACGGTAATCACGCAGCTGCCTTGCTTTGCTATTACGAAAATGATTTCTCCAAAAAAGTAAGTCCTGCATTGCGGCAGTCTTAGCTGTCAATTGATTGATCTTTAACATCGAAAATCTCCTCAATGGTTTTGTGTTTCGGAATAAAATTAATGTGCTTGTTACCTATTACCTCAGAAATAAATCCATGCAGCCCTTTGTAATCTGGCTTCATGTCGTTAGCAGCGCACCAATTAAAGTATGCTTTTACTAAGGAGCTTGGGTAATAATTATCTGTATCAATTCGTTCGGTCATCACGCTCCCCCAACTCTTCGTTTAAATAATTAATGCAGCACTTCACATCTAATTGTATTTGTGCAAGGCTGTCGCTTTTGTTTTTTAAGAGCTTAAAAAGTTGATCAGCTTGTTGTAACACCGTGATCATGGAACGAACATAATGACGGTCATCAAGCTGCACTACGTTTTGTTTGGGTTTGGCAGAGTAAGGAAACAAACTTCTTGCTGCTGCCTGAATTGAATAAACGTCCTTGTAATCTGAACCCGTATCGTGAAGATGGTCTTGCAACGCAGCACACTCTGCTTTTACAAGCTCAGGACACGCAGCTGAAATAAATTCAATGGGAACTACTTTTGTCATTTCTTTCTCCTTTTGATTGAGGCGGGAATCCGATCCCCCCACCTACGGATGGGGGTCGGTTCCAGCCGAGATCATTCCTTGTCAATAAAGGTTTTGACCAGTTCACGAACACCATCTTCCAGTTTGTCAGGCTCCATTATTCTGGTGATAAACTCACCTTCATAAGTTTTCCAGCTAACCTCAACCTTTCCACACGGAAGTATTTCAATTTCATATAATGCTTTCTTACTCATGCTGCCTCCTCATACTTACGCTTCATAGTGAATTGCGACATAACATACTCGACCGCTTTCTGTGCAGCAGACGCAGCCTTAAGTATGTATTGGGGATCATCTTTGATTGCCTTCTGCCATGACTGAAGATAACTAGCGTGCTGCTTCAGGTCATACGACACTCCAAGCTCAGCGCATAAGAACACACTGCCAAGCTCGGCAACCAACTCTTCTTTCGCATAGTCCTCGCTGCCGAACATGCCAGTAAGCGGTCTATCTAATCGTTTACTGTGACCAGTAGCGTGAATACATTCATGGTATAACGTTGATTGGTGGTCATCATCTGATTCAAATTGCGCTGGCATCGGCATCTTGATCGTATCAGTGACAGGTGAGTAACAAGGATTATGATGAGCGTCACACTGAAGATTAACTTGGATAGCCTCTGCAATTTCATAAGGCTTCTCCAGTTTTGTCTGTCGCATTTCTATTGGCGGTATCTCAATGCCGATCTGATCTAGATTGAAAAGGTTATACAGCTTGGCAAACTTAAACATCTTTTCAGGGTCATCTTTGTCAGTACCAGTACCAAAGAATACAGCTGGCGTAGCTGTCTGCCCTTTGACTGAACCTCCAAGGTCTTTTGCCTGATTAAACGTCACCCAATATGGGCTTGTATAATCATTAGCCCATGCCGAGATCATCGTCATTATTTGATTAGTCCCAGTGTAAGGACGCTTACTCAACCAGTTGCAATGTAGACGCGATTGTGATTGCCAAGTCTTACGCCAAGTCAACTCATCTTCCATTGCTTTAGATATAAGCTCGACAATACGATTGTATTTTTTAGACATACCTAACTCCTTGTGATTGAAAATAGGCTGAAGATATCTCCAACCTTTGTTAAACTTTACCAACCTTTGCAATGTTATGCAAACATTACTATCAATAATTAGTCGGCAATTAATTCACCAAGCTCCGAAAACTCGGGTTGTTTAACGGCTGCATAACCAACCGCATCCATCGAGTCGCAAATATCCTGCAAGTAAACAGGATGCAAGCCTTCGTTCAATCGGTCATGGAATCGCACTTCACATAAATGAATGCCAGTGTGATCTACAATCCGATATGTATTGTCAATATTCATCACTCCCTCCTTTTCAAACGGGTCAAATATCAACGCCGCAATCATCGTCATTGCCAGGACAAACATCCCAGCGCCATACCACACATCCTGTGGGTCCATCGTCATCAGTCCGTTGACGCAACACACAATCCCCGCTACTAAATAGATGGGAAACAACAGCTTGAACATTGCTACTGCGTTCATGTCTTTACTCCTTGCAGAAAGAAAAAGGGACCCGAAGGCCCCTCAGTGATTAAGCTACCTTGCGGCGCTTGTTGGATGGAACTGCCTTCTCTGTACAGTCAGGCTGCTCTGCTACCTCGTCACGAAACTCAGGCTTCTCTGACTTATTCCGAAGGTACTCGACTCGCGCCTCCGCTCTAGCTAACTCTGCTGATACTAGATCGTCTACTTTGAGCCAAGCCATGTCCTTGCCAGCCTTAGACTTCGTAATACCAAGTACTACTTTGATTCGCTGGCCGTTAAGATTTGCTTCACCTTCGTAGTAAACATTGCCCGCTTTGCTAGTCTTGGGAAAAGCGAGCCCAGAGCCGATTTCAAGATTCAGTGCCATGTTGGCCTCCTAGATTGATTGATTGAACCTGTGTCGTTGCCGACATGAGCAGAACTCCACTGGCTGTGCATGGCTGCAAGGGGGAAGTTGAGCGTGAATCGCGGAGGGTCCGCGCGAGGGGGTTATCGCGTGGAAACCGTTATTCTCGCGGCCCTTGCGGACAGGTGCAGACTGTGGATTCGTCGCGGTTGTCAGGCTACGACGGGTACAGGTTCAAGCAAGCGAGATAGGGGGTCAGCAGGGTGCTGGAGCTTGAGATTGGTGGCGGGTTTGATTTTGCCGGAACTAGCTGGCACTAACTCTGGACGAAGGTGGAGTGAATCTTGGCGGCTGGTGGATCGTACTCCGCTCGCCCCGATAAGGCTGGTAAGGATATGGTTTGGCGGTATTGGTCGCTACGCTCCAGTAATTAGACAGGCAAATGGGGATATAAACAGGCTAATGGGTCCCAGCCGGACTCTCACACTCGTCCATACCAGTGGCAACTACTCTGCAGACACAAGGGGGGTCCAATTGACACCACGGGGGGGCGGATCTGCGGTGGTCGATATATAGAGTTCCCACCCAGATACAAAAAAAGCGGAAATTGAAAAAAAGAATGTGTTATAGACACTAGCTAAGCGGCGGGTTTGTTAGAAGAAAAAGTAATATCGGAGAGGGGTTTGTATTTCTATGGATTTATCTATAGGATAGGGGGGGTAAGGCGGGCTTAATATGCCCGTTTAGTTTTTAAGGAGATCTAGAATGGAAGACAAGAGCCATACAGTTGAATATACGTCCATTGATTACCACTCAATGTGCGAGAAATCCAAGTCCAGAGTAAAGGAAATGCAGAAGGCTGGCTATCAGACTATGCATGACGCTAAGAAAACCCCAGAAGAGGTAGGGAAAATGGACGGGTACTCAATCATTATGATGGGAAAGCATGACTGATCAGCGCAATCAAGGCTCTGGCAGGCCATCCAAGACGGATCTTGCTAGTAATTCAGCTGGGGGAAGGAAGAAAGTCGGGCGTCCAAAGGGTGACGCCGCGATAATTAACGAGTATAAAGCCCGTATGCTGGCCTCGCCGCGCTCAAAGAAGGTAATGGATACCATATTTGAGGCTGCATTAGACCATGACCATAGAAATCAGGCCGCAGCATGGAAGTTGGTAATGGATCGGATACTTCCGGTGGCTGCATTTGAAAAGGATATTGTCAAAGATGCGGGAAGAAGTGCGATACAAATTAACATCACTGGCGTTGGAACTACGGCTATTACGCATGGAGATCAATCGGCAGTGCAAGAAGAAGACACGGTTGTTGCGATCCAAGATCCGAGCGATCAAGCACAGCATTAAGCAGCTATTCCATGAAGTTTTTCGATAGATCTGAGTTTAACTGCCAATACACAGGGGAAAACGAGATGAACCCTGAGTTTTTGCAGAAGCTGGACGAACTACGCGAGATATGCGGCTTTCCCTTTGTTATTACCAGCGGGTACAGAAGCCCAGACCACCCCATCGAAGCTGCAAAAGACAGCCCTGGCACTCACTCTGAAGGCATCGCTGCCGATATTGCGGTAACTAGCTCGGCTCGCAGATACACACTAATTAACTACGCTTTTCAACAGGGATTTACGGGGATCGGAATAGATTCTGGGTTTATTCACCTAGATATCCGTGACACTGTACCCGTAATCTGGACGTACTGATGCTATACACAAAACACCTACAGCTGACTGACGCAACAGAGACAACACTGTTTGCTGTGCCTACTGGCTTTCATGTAGTTATCTACTATGTCTTTATTGCAAACCACGCAGGTTCTACACAAAATGCTTCTATGAGCTTTGCAAAAGCTGACGGCAGTGAAAGAATAGATATTTTTGAAGATACTGGCATAGCTTCAGGGGGTAAAGAAGTCTTAAACGCAGGAGGTGGCCCTTTGTTTGTCCTTCACGAAGGAGAAGTTGTTAAGGTTCAGGCTGGATCAGTGTCCTCAGATATGCAGTTTGTTGTTACGTTTGATTTGCTTGAGATGTCACCATCGTTAATTAACTTTGTATAAAAGCCCTTATTGGAGAACTTTATGAAAATTATTGCAGCAGCACTGGCGGTATTGGTCTTAACAGGTTGCGCCTCAAGCAACTCACTATACTACGAAGCAGTACAAAAAACTGCAGAGGCTAATGCAAAAGCAGCACAGGCTAAGTTTGATGCCTTATCTCAAATTGCATCTAGTGGCGATGGACAAGCCGCTAGTGCCGCTGTGATGGCGCTGGCTTTAACGCAAACTTCTAGTGTTCAGCCTATTCCGCAAAAGTCTGAGGCGATTCAGTGGGCGTCTATATTAGCGTCACCTGTAACCTCTTTAGGAATGATGTGGATGCAAGCTGATTCAGCCAAGACTATGGCTCGATACAACGCACAGGTAGATCTTGCTTCTGTTCAGGCTGATGCTCAAACTCAACAGGCTTTGTATGGGAGCTTTACGGATATTTCTAGTGCGGGTCTTGCTGCTGTGGGGAACGTAGATTACACCCCGTTTATTGATGGCATGGTTAATCTCGGAACTGCAGGTCTAGACTCCAGTGAAAATATTGCTACGCTTGGTGTTAATGGCGCAGTCACATTGGGTACCGCAGGAATTACTGCTACGCAAAATGTAGGCATTGCTGGAATAGAAGGCATTTCCACAAACAGCCTTAACTGGCTTAACTATTCCGAAACGCGCGACACTACTTGGAAAGACATACTAGCTAATGAGCAAAGCGGATGTGTTGTTACTACTAACGAAACTAATCAAGTCATAGTAACGTGTAATTAGCCTTGGCTGATTTGAATGTTCAGTTGCTGCCTTGGCAGCAGGAAGTCTACTCTGACCCTTCGCGGTTTAAAGTAGTAGCGGCTGGACGGCGAACAGGAAAGTCCCGTCTTGCCGCATGGCTGTTGATTATCAATGGCTTGCAGGCCGATAAAGGCCATGTGTTTTACGTTGCGCCCACTCAGGGTCAGGCCAGAGATATTATGTGGCAAACCCTGATGGAGCTAGGACACCCTGTGATTGCGGGTTCGCATATTAATAACCTGCAGATCAAGCTGGTCAACGGGGCCACAATTAGTCTCAAGGGAGCCGACAGACCTGAGACAATGCGTGGCGTGTCCTTGAAGTTTCTTGTGATGGACGAGTACGCAGACATGAAGCCTGACGTATGGGAGCAAATCCTCCGTCCAGCACTCGCGGACCAAAAAGGAGAGGCTTTGTTTATCGGCACTCCCATGGGCCGCAACCATTTTTATGAGTTGTACAAATATGCTGAGCTTGGGGATGATGAAACCTATAAGGGCTGGCACTTTACAAGTTACGACAACCCAATTCTTGATGCATCTGAAATTGATATAGCTAAAAAATCTATGTCGAGCTATGCATTTCGACAGGAGTTTATGGCTTCTTTTGAAGCGCGAGGCTCCGAAATGTTCAAGGAAGATTGGGTTTCTATTGGTGAGGACAATATTGAAGGCGATTACTACATTGCTATTGACCTTGCTGGTTTTGAGGAAGTAAATAAAAAGCGAACAAAGAATACTAGCCTAGACGAAACAGCAATTGCGGTAACTAAAGTAAGCGCTGACGGATGGTTCGTAGAAAATATTATTCATGGCCGGTGGGACTTAAATGAAACCGCTATGAAAATCTTTCAGGCTGTGCGTGATTATAAGCCTGTAAGCGTAGGAATAGAAAAAGGAATTGCTAAGCAAGCCGTAATGTCACCATTAACAGACTTGATGAAGCGCTATGGAATGTTTTTCCGTGTGGAGGAGCTTACGCACGGAAATAAAAAGAAAACCGACAGGGTTATGTGGGCATTGCAGGGGCGATTTGAAAATGGTTATGTTATTTTAAATAAGGGCGCGTGGAATACGCGGTTTCTTGACCAGTTATTTCAGTTTCCAGATGCGTTAACACACGATGATCTGGTTGATGCGTTGGCGTACATAGATCAGTTGGCGCAGGTTGCATACGATTACGAGTATGAAATTGACGATCACGAAGTTTTAGATGTTATATCTGGATATTAATAGGAAAGAATCATGGCAGACGAAATTTACGAACCCGACCCTTTAATGATTGAGCAATCGCTTGCTGGTTGGGTAATGACAAAGTGCGAAGATTGGCGCGATTATTTTGAATCAAACTATGAGGAAAGATTCGATGAATACTATCGGTTATGGCGAGGTCAATGGGATCCTGCTGACTCTCAAAGAGCGTCTGAGCGTTCTAGAATTATCGCTCCTGCGTTACAGCAGGCTGTAGAATCTAACGTAGCAGAACTTGAAGAGGCTACTTTTGGACGTGGAAAGTGGTTTGATATTTCAGACGATGTGGGCGATGGGCAAAGACAAGATATTTTGTATTTGCGGAAAAAACTAAGTGAAGACTTTGAATCCTGTAAGGTTAGAAAAGCTGTGGCGGAATGTCTTATTAATGCTGCCGTATTTGGCACAGGCATTGGTGAGGTGGTTATTGAGGAAATTAAAGAAATGGCTCCCGCAACAGAGCCAATTATGGGTGGAGATCTTCAGGCTGTTGGCGTAAACATTAAAGATCGCGTTGTTGTAAAACTAAAGCCTGTATTGCCGCAGAATTTTTTAATAGATCCCGTAGCAACCTCTATTGAGGAAGCCTATGGTGTTGCTATTGATGAGTTTGTAAGCAAGCACACTGTAGAGATTCTTCAGGAGCAAGGCTCCTATAACGAAGGCTACATTGAGTCGGCAGCTGCGGATACTGATCTTGAGCCAGATCAAGATTTAACGATCTACAATGATGACAAGGTTCGGATTACAAAGTATTATGGCTTAGTGCCGAAAGAGCTTCTTGAGGCCGAAGGCGTTGAAGTCGAAGAAGACTCAAAGTACGTCGAAGCCGTTGTTGTAATTGCAAACGGCGGCATGCTTTTAAAAGCCACAAAAAATCCATATATGATGAGCGATAGGCCCGTAGTTGCATTTCCTTGGGATGTAGTCCCAGGGAGATTCTGGGGTCGTGGCGTTTGTGAAAAAGGCTATAACAGCCAGAAGGCACTGGATACAGAGCTTAGAGCAAGAATTGATGCGCTAAGTCTTACGATCCACCCAATGATTGCTATTGATGCCACCCGATTACCTAGAGGCGCTAAGCCCGAGGTTAGACCGGGTAAAATGATTTTAACTAATGGAGATCCACGTGAAGTTTTGCAGCCATTTAATTTTGGGCAGGTGGGGCAAATTACTTTTGCTCAAGCTGCAAGCCTTCAGCAAATGGTGCAACAAGCGACAGGCGCTGTGGACTCCGCAGGGATCGCTGGACAGGTCAATGGTGAAAGTACTGCTGCTGGGATATCTATGTCTCTCGGTGCAATTATTAAGAGACATAAGCGCACCCTTATAAATTTCCAACAGTCTTTCCTTTTGCCGTTTGTTACTAAAGCAGCGCATCGGTATATGCAGTTTGATCCAGACGAATATCCTGTGTCGGACTATAAGTTTGTAGCAACCAGCACCCTTGGCATTATTGCTAGGGAGTATGAGGTAACTCAGCTGGTTCAATTGCTGCAAACAATGAAGCAAGACAGTCCTTTGTATCCTGTATTGATTCAAAGCATTATCGATAACATGAACCTTAGTAACAGAGAAGAATTAATTGCTGCGATGCAGCAGGCTTCTCAGCCAAATCCGCAAGCACAGCAGATGGCAATGGTGGCTCAACAATCGCAATTGGAGTTGCAACAAAGTCAGACAAATGCATTGAATGGTCAGGCAGCAGAATCGCAAGCAAGAGCAGCGAAGAT